GTACGGTTCTATTCGCATAGCTTTGAGTAATGTTTATAGAACGACAGGAGGATTACCATCAGGAATTTCAGGTACTGCTGTTTTCAGTAGTATAGCAAATAAAATTCTTAAATATTATATGTTTATATTTATGAGAAACCACTATGCTCCAAAATTGAACCTTGGCTATATAGATAGATTGATAGTGACCACAGCGTATGGGGATGATCATATAGTTTCAGTGAATGATTTGGTACCTTGGTTTAATATGAAAACACTTGCACATGCTTACGAACATCATGATATACCTTACACATCAGCAGATAAATCAACAACAACATTTACAGATGATTACGTGACATTAGAAAATTTGACATATCTTAAAAGGAGGTTTGTTCCAGTATCCTCCTTTCAGGTTAGTGCTCCCTTGTGTTGGGAGGTGATTGAGGAGTCTATGTTGTGGAGACATAAGGGAGGCGATGCACGAGCAGATTTAGTAGCTACTTGCACGTCGGCTTTAATAGAAGCCACTCATCATGGGCGAACAAGATTTAAATTATTGGATAGGAAAATAACACGTTTACTTCAAGAATTAAACATCACACCACCAGTAGTGGATTACATTTATGTAGTTGGCAAAATGAGGGATGATGGAATGGACTTGTATTCTAAACAAAAGATCAGCGATATTGGTGTGGAAACTGGAGATCTCTATACCGACATGGATCTTGTTAGTGGCACCGAATTGTCACACCAGGGGAGACGGTTTTTACCGCCTGGCGCCCCTCAACAATAGACCTTCCATTCACTTGCTACTGAGTGTGAGCGACTCTTTAGCGTAAAACAATGCTTCCTAATGAACCTATTGAAACATTTCAGCTTGAACAAAGTTCAACTTCTTCTCACACTACTACTTTTTATGACTCACACATTCTTACGACTGACACAACTTTACGACCGACTGACGCTGACAGACCTACGCCTTGTGATATCTCGGATATCACTAACTTTCTCAAAATTCCTAGACCTATTTTCGACGGACTCTGGGGAACAGCCGCCGCTGGTCCAAGTTTAGTTACAACATTGAGTGTACCATACGCTTTATTATCAATACCACGTGTAGCAGCTAAAGTTGATCATTTTAAGTACTTACGTGCAGATATTCGTATTTCTATACGTATAAATGCTTCTGCACATCACCAAGGTAGATTACTTATATCATATTCACCTAGATTTAATAACAGAACAGCAATACCATATGCTGAGGCATCTTTTACACACCATTCCAGTTTACAACATATTCAAGTAGATTTAGGTCGAGGTAACAATGCAACAATGCTTATACCATACACTTTACCATGTGAATTTATGGATTTAGATAAATTTAACACTGCTTTAAGTACTAAATATGAGATGGGAGTAATATTTATATGGGTTATGAATCAGTTAAGATCAGATAGTAGTACGGCTGTAAATTATAAAGTATATGCTAATTTTGAAAATATAACTTTATCTGGTTCTTGCGGACCAACTCAACGTATTTTCGCCAATCCAACATTACCAATGCCAGACGTACCATTTCAGGATACTTGTGTAGTAGATTATATATATGATCACGAAACAGATAATGGTATTGTCACACAAATGGAACCAAGTACAGAAGACAAAGAGAAATCAGAAACAGGGTTAGTATCAGGTATTATGGAAACTGCAGCTTCATTTCTTAAACCTTTTTCAGTTTTACCAATAGTGGGTGACTTCGCCACTGCTTTTGCAGATGGTGCTACGGCAATTGGTGGAATAGCTAAATCTATAGGATTTTCTAACCCACCAGACTTGCGTGCACCAGAAATGGTCATTACAGGTATGTACAATTCTAATTTATCATCAGGCCTAGCTACTGGACTTTCGTTAACACATAATGCTGGAGATTTAGTACAATCTGCAGCTCATCTTTTATCCTCTACACCAAATGAAATGGAACTATCTAAAATTATTTCTACACCTACTTTTCATTCTAAGTTTACAATTAAACCTACAGATGTTGAAGGCCATAATTT